TTGTTAATAATAGTTTCATTCGTATTGTTTTTCTCTGTAAAATTACGATTATGATGAAGAGCAATAATTATAAATATATAGGGAATATCAACAACTTTATCCAATCGACCTTGTAAAAACGAATAATATTCACCTTTTTCACAACCTGGGTCAAATTGTTGCTTACTCCAAAATTCTTTTGTATATGCCATAGATGCTTCTGACAAGCTCAAAAGTCCATCGGAAGAAATAAAACTTGTATCATGTACAATATTATATGTTCCAATTTTAGAACATCCAACACATTCTGTATTTTCATAACATATAAGTGGTTTTACACGAGCAAGGATACTTTCTGGTGTATATACATCATCATCGTCCATGTGCATAATGACTGGAAATTTTGCCATTTTACAAGCAAGATTTCTTTTATGCGCGATAGTACAAGGTTCATCTACATGAATATATTTTACTCGTTTATTTCCAACAAATTGATATTTCAAGTCATCATGTACAGAAGAATCTACAATAATCCATTCTAATTTATCAGGTGGATATTGAAAACGACTTATATTAAATCTTGGAAGTGAAAAAATCCACTCTCTATCTTTTGTTGGTGTAATAAGAGAAACTCCTGGTAAATCTTCTTCTTTTACTTCTGGAAAATTAAGTGTATAATTACCATCTTGTATAGTAAAAGTTGGTTGTCGTAATCCATAAATACTATTTTTCATAAAACTATATTCTACTTCTCTACCTTCAATATCACTATATCCATTTTTTTGAATACATGTAATAGGATGACATATATATGCTTTATATTTTGTATGAATAGTATTTGCATAATATCTATCTATTTCCATTTCTTCATCATTTGTATTTCTACTTTCTAATATATCTTTCACAAGCTCTTTATTCTGTAAATTTACTACATACGCATGCGCGTTCCAACAAGTTACACGCAACCAGTCTTTTTTCTTATTTTGTAAAATATCACTATGTTTGTCTGTAGAAAAAATATGTTTAATGGTTCCACCTAAATACAACATATCCCATTCTTCTGGAGGTTTTGGTAAATCTTGAATACTTCGAACAAATACAACATCATCTTCCATAATAAATACAAATTTATGACCTTCTTTTACAGCATTTTCAATAACTTGTGTATGAGATTCTAAACATCCTCTTTTTGTATTTTTGTGAAGTTTTACACTATGAAAATGTATTTTCATTTTTTGTTCTTTTGCTTGTTGAATAGCGTGTTTTTTTCTTTTTTTTCTTTCTTCTACATTAATACATACCGGATGAACTGCTGGAAAAAAACTAGTAAATTTCATTATATATAAAACTATTTTTATAGTATTTCTTATATGGTTTAATGCAAACTCATATATTTAACTTTTTTACTTAATATAATTCAATTTAATATTATTTTGTTTCTTCTATAATATTTTGAATAGCTATCTGTCCATCTCCTATTTGTACTTCTTCATCAAAGTTTCCTCTGTTGAAATTACTAACATCTTCTACCATATCTTCTACCATATCTTCTACCATATCTTCTACCATATTGTTATCAGGATATTCTTTTGTTTCTTTTTCGAGCATCATGTATCGATTAATACGGCCCACAATTATATTCTCTTCACAAGATAAAAGTCCGTCTGTATTACAGAAAATTTCATAAAAAATCCTTTTAGCTTCTCTTTTCCCACCATCTTCTTCGGTGTTAAAAAAACTCGAAATAAGAATAATTATATCACTATACATCAATCTGTTAATATTATTATTTACATTATTATATCTACCTGCGTATAATCTTAAAAATGTATTATATAAAGATGTATTTTCTATCGGAAACATATATTGTAAATTTTCTATAATCATATTTTCAAACTCTTCTTTTGTAATAAATTCTCTTGGAGGAAGTATTTCCGGTTCTTCTACATTTGGTTCTTCTACATTTGGTTCTTCTACAATAGATTCTTCTACCATATTTTCCTCAAAATTATCTTTCGACAAATACGAACCCATGGTGTAGATTGGGATTTTTTTTTGTATATAATGTGTATTAGTGTATATATGTATAGATTATTCAATTTTTTTTTATTTATTTTATAAGTAAAGTATAATATGACTATTTTTTTGTAGGTTTTATATTCTTCTACCTGAGATGACGTTTTCCCCGGCGTTTTCTCCGACGTCTTTCACGAGTCTTGCGTCGTGCATCCTGTTGTCTCTGTCTATTCTTGGGACTCCTGTACCTCCAAGTGGTTCCACAATTAGGACAGAAGTGGATGAACTGCTTCCTCCTTTTTATTTCTCTGTACACCATCGGTAGTTACAAACAACTGAAAAGTTTTTCACCTGAGTTAAAAATAGTAATACAATGTTCTTCACCCACCCGTGTCAATTTTTTTTATATAAAAAGATATTACTATATATAGTATTATATACTATTATATACTTGAAAAACATTATTTATAATGGGAGTTCCAAGATTTTTTATTGAAATTTTAAAGAAATACAAGAATACACATTTTGTGAATAAAAACTTTGTGTATAATACCTTTTTTATGGACTATAATGCTTTTATTCATAATACTGTAAAAGGGGAGTATTTTAAACAAACGACTTATGAAAAATTTGAAAAACTTACATCATTACAAAAAGATAAAGAAATAGCAAATTTTGTAGTTCAAAAAACATTAGAATATATTAATACTCAAATTAAACCAACAAACACACTATATATTGCTTTTGATGGTCCAGTTCTTTTCGCAAAAATGAAACTCCAGAGAGCAAGAAGATATAAAGGTATTATGGATAAAACATATTTACAAGAAATAAGTGATATATTTAGTATGCCTCCAAAAACAGAGTCTTTATGGTCAAGTGGAGCTATTTCTCCAGGGACTGTATTTATGGAAAAAGTAGCAGAGGGTTTAGAAAAAGCAGCATCTTCTAAAAAAATTATGAAAGGAAAAATTCAAGTTATTATTGATAATACAAGTATTGCAGGAGAAGGAGAGCATAAAATTATTCATTATATTAAAAAACACAATCCTTCTGGAACTATTGGTATTTATAGCCCGGATGCTGATATGCCTATTTTGAGTATGCAATTACATAACGATGTATATTGTCTTCAACCATATGACCCAATTCATAAAAAAGAACATGTAGAACTATATCCAGATATAGAGGGTGGTGATATTGTATTTTCTTTGAATACATACAAAGATGTGTTATACAAAGAATTTCCAAATATTTCTATTACCCGTGAAGAGTTGTCGAAAGATATTATGTTTTTATCATTCTTTATCGGAAATGATTTTGTTCCAAATATACCATTTTTTAAAAGCACGGACAAATGGGCTCTTTCTACAATAGTAAATATATACAAAAATATTATTCAAAAATACAAACACCATGATCAAAAAAGTCTAACATATATACAAAATGACAAAGTTCAAATTCATGTAGAAATGATTACGGAAATACTACAAAATATGGCAAATATGGAGGATGGTAGAATGAAACGAATATATAGTGATCTATTGAGAAATATGAATGGAGATAAAAAAAAGAAAGAAGAAGAAAAAGAAGATAACTTTGAAACACGTAAAGGTTATTTTGAACATAAAATGTATTATTCTAAAAATAATCCTAACGCAGAACCAGAATTATTTACAAAAATCGATTATAATAAACACCATAATGAGTGGAAAAAAGAGTATTATCAACATTTTTTAGATTTTACAACAGAAACTCCGCAAGAAATACGAAATTGTAAAAAAGAAATGTGTAAAGAATACTTGAAAATATTAGTATTTACAGCAAATTATTATTATAATGAACTACCATCTTGGAAATTTTATTACTCATATCGTGTCGCACCGATGCCTTCAGACATATTATATTTTATGAAAGAAATGCCTAAGAACCTAGAGTTTTCTTTTGAAAAAGGGGAATCTTATACTCCATTAGAACAACTTGCTCTTATTACACCACCGCATGATGTAACACTTTTTCCAAAGGTATACCAAGAACATATTACTAATCCAAAATCTCCATTATTTCCTTTTTATCCTATTCACTGTAAATTAGATAAATTGGTTGGTGGAAAACATATATACGCAAAACCAATGCTACCTCCTTTTGTTCATGAAATTGTGGACCCAGTTATAAAAAAATTGAGTAAGAAATTTACAAAAACAGAACAAAAACGAAATATTCTCCAAACAGAATACTATGAATATAAAAATTGATATTTTTAATTAGTTTTGCTATATAATAATTACATAAATACTGTAATAGACTATGTCCGAAAGACCAGTAACACGAAAAAACCCAAGAAAACGTAAGATTGTAAATGTTCCAAAAGAAGAAATAAAAAAAAGAAAACAAAAAGATATACGAAAAGATATACGAAAAGATATACGAAAAGATACTCGAAAAAACGCTAATAAAATAAAAGAAAAATGTCTATCTTTTTATAATAATACAATAATGACTTTTGATAATATTTCAGAAGAACGCTTGTATTCTAGATATACTCAATTATATACAAGAATGAGAGAATCAGAGAAATGTAGAATACAATTTTTACAAAATAAGTGTCTTGTTCAATCTTCTGATAAAAAAGAAACCTATATTGTAGAATTATATAATGGTCAGTATACTTGTAATTGTGGAAATATATACAAAGAATATAACAGAAAAAGCTGTAAGCATATTATAGCTGTATGCAATTATCATGTAAAAAATTGTATTACAGATTATATGACGAAACCAACACGTGATATAATACAGTTAGACAAAATTATGGACTCTTTACATATTGATTCAAAAAAAGACAATATGCAAAATATTACAAAATCTTTAGAGGAATTATAAATTTTTTTATTAATTCAAGATATATAATAATGAATAAGAAAATAGTATATATCTTTGCGATTATCGCATTAATGTTATTTTTTGACTACATTGATGACAAAGATGACAGTGATGATGAACAATTTACTATAGAAGAAATTCAAAAAAATACTTGCTTCAAAAAAAGAAAATACAACAAGGGAACATGTGTTCGTGGGAAAGGTAATTGTTATAAAAAAAATAACCAATATACAAAACATCCAGATATGCCTTGTTCTGTTTCAAAATTACACGATAATGTTTCAAAATATCCTTATAGGTACGTAAATGATATAGGTGATACAAATTCACATCTTCCAGTATCTACTATTATAGATACGCATACTTTTGATGGAAACTCTTTCTATGGAATTCATAAACCCTTTGTAATAAGTGGAAGAAATCCTGATAGACCAAGAGACTGTATGTAAAAATATAAATATAGTATAAGGTATATACAAAATGTATTTGTTTGGCGGTGATATAATAGTAAATCAGGATATTACAGAAATAAAAGACCAAGAAGATATAAAAAACCAAGAAGATATAAAAAACCAAGAAGATATTAAGAAACAAAAAAAAGTAAAAAAAGTACAAAGAAGAAAACAAAAAGTAAGTGTACAATCTATTCTTCATTCTGAACTTATTAATAAACATAATGGTAATATAATGGATATAAATGAAGATATCCGAAACACAAATACACTATATAATCTAGAAATTCCTGAAATTGAAAATACTAAAAATATACAACTAGATGAAAAAGACCTGTTTAGACCAATAGGTATATTAGATCCAGAAGGAAAGGAATTAAATCCATTGACACAAGAACCTTATCAAAATCTATATACAGAAGCAGAAAAATTTCCAAATACATATTCAGGATATGCTATGGGGTCTAAAGGATGGAGTGAGTATAAGACCTATAAAAGTAAAGAAGAAATTCTTACAAAATTATATAACAAACAAGTTATTTTGGTTACAGCAGGAACGGGTGCTGGGAAAACTGTATTAGTTCCAAAATTCTTATTACATGTTTTAAATTACCAAGGAAATATAGCAATTACTATACCAAGAACAGAACCAACTATAAGCGCCGCAGAATATTCCGCAAAATGTTTGGATGTAGAGCTTGGGACACATGTTGGATATTCTACACAATTTAATAAAAATAAATCAGAACAAACAAAATTATTATATACCACAGATGGAACTATTTTAGCAAAATTAAATGGAGATGATCCATATTTAGAAAAGTTAGATGGGTTAATTATTGATGAAGCACATGAACGAAATGCAAATATAGACCAAATTTTGTTATTAGTGAAAAAGGTTCTTACAAAAAGACCAGAATTTAAATTAGTAATTATGAGTGCTACTATTGAACCAAAGATATTTATGGAATATTACAAAGAATTTAATATTGACCATGTAGATTTACCAATGGTTCCAAATTACAATGTAGAGGAAATTTGGTTGAAAGAAAAAGTAAATATTATTAAAGATGGTAATGTTATAAATAAGGCGTATATTCAAAAAACCGCAGAAATTATATGGAAAGAAATATTATTACCTGGTAAAGAAGGTGATATACTTGCTCTTTTACCATCAGCAAAAGAGGGTGTCGAAATATGTCAATTGATTCAAAATTATATTAAAGAAGAAAAAAAGAAAAATAATTCTTTACAAATAAAACCATTCTGTATAAAATTAGAAGCAAAAAGTAGAAAAGAACCATATGGTTCTGAAATAGACCCATCTACAAAAAAACCATATACAGAAAAGAATTATGCGATTGGTTCTAAAGATTACAAGAATATCAATAAAACCTATACAAGAAGAATTATTATGGCAACAGAAGTTGCGGAATCTTCTATTACTTTTGATGGAGACCCTATTAATTTTGTAATTGATACAGGTTTGGCACATGCGAGTAAGTATTATCCTAATGAACAATTAGAGGCACTTGAAAAAAAATATATAGCACGTGCAAACCATATCCAAAGAAAAGGAAGAACTGGGAGAAAACAAGAAGGTGTTTGTTATAATGTATTTACAAAAGAAGAGTATAATAATTTCTTAGAATGGCCTATCCCAAAAATCATGAACGAAAATATTATTTCGATTATTTTGTCTTTTATGAGGAAACCGTATATTACACATGTAGATATTCCTTTTTCTTATCCAACAAAACGGTCTACCTTGGAAAATAAAAGCTTGAATGAATATTTATTTGAATTCATAGGACTACCGGAAAAAGATTATATAGATTCCGCGTTACTTCAATTGGAACAAATTGGAGCAATAGAAGTAAAAGATAAAAAAGGAACTATTACAGAATTTGGAAAAGCAGTACAAATGTTTGAAAGAGAATCCCTATCACCTCAACAAGCCGCAACTATCTTACATTCTTACAATTATAGATGTTCTGATGAAGTAATGAATATAGTTGCCTTGTTATCTAAGGTAGAAGGTAGATTTGGAAATATATTTAATCAAAACTTCACAAAAGAAAAGAACAAAAAATCGAATAAGTATAAAGAAGATGAAAAGAAATATATTGCTATTATGAAAAAAAATTCCTCTTCATATGGTGATATTATCACATTACACAAAATACTAGAAACATATAAAAAGAAACAGTATATTGTTTCTAGAGAAAAAGGAAGAGAAAAACTTCAATCTAGAGAAAGTAACGCAACAGGAACTTCTTGGGCAAAAGAAAACTTTATAAGAGCAAATAATCTAAAAGATGCTGTTCATGGAAAAAAAACAAAAATAGAAGGAATTAAAAAAATATTTGGAATGTGTATCAGTCGTTATAAGGATGTTATACAAAAAAATGTAGTTACTCATGATAAAATAGAAGAAAACATTATACAATCATTTGTAAATGGATACACAAGTCATATTATTCAATCTAATGGTAGAGATTATATGTATTGCTCTCCAAAAGAAAAGACCTTTTCTATGGTTGGTAATAAAGAATCTATGATAAAGTATGTAAAACAAAAACCCCCTTTATGTATTCAAAACTATTATTTTAAAAGTATTACTGGTATGAAATTCTTTGGATGCGTTACTAGAATACCACCCAAAGTAAAAGAACAAATGACTGATATAGCAAAAGATATAATTAAAAATTGTAAAAAAAATAAAAAGACAAATACACAAAAAATTTCTTTTTTACAAAAGACCATAGGAAAAAAAAATAAAAAGAAAAAAAAATATACATATTAAGTTAACTATAATAAAAAATAAAAAGAAAATTATATATGTAATTTTTTGTATACACCATATATAACATATAGTTCTTTCTTTTTTATAATACTCTATATTATCTATACTGAAATGTAGGATATCCAAGAATTTTACATCTTTCTACAAGAAGAGGACTCCTTTTACTCCAATCAATATTATCTATATTAAAATATATGTAAGACAAGATATTATAAATATGCTTACAATGCCCCTTATTACGCTTAGAATTATTATGATAATAAGAAGGACAGTTACATACTGGATAAGACATATTTTCTATCATATCATATGAATATCCATCACTACATATTTCTATTGCAGGGAACATTTCAGATATTTCAGGAAAATATATTGTATAATTTCCTATATAACCCTCCCTATTACTAATATATGGTATTGGAATATTATTTTTTATACAATAAATAATATTAGACTTATTGTAAGCATATGTTGTAATAGGAATATCTTCTACATCGCGACTTTCTTCCATAAACTTATATTCCGGATCTTCTTGAATTTCCGGATCTTCTTCATCTTCTTGAACTTCTTGAATTTCCGGATCTTCTTCATCTTCTTGAACTTCTTGAACTTCTTGAACTTCTTGAACTTCTTGAACTTCTTGAACTTCTTGAACTTCTTGAACTTCTTGAACTTCTTGAACTTCTTGAACTTCTTCATCTTCTTCATCTTCTTGAACTTCTTGAACTTTATTTTCATCTTGATTATCTTGAATAGTATTTTTTATAGTATAGTGTATATTCTCTGATTCTATAAAAGAAAAAATATTACGAAGCTGTCTTTCTGAAAAGAAAGAATTGGAAAACTTTACAGATAGCCCATTATAGAGTGTGAAAGATAACGACGACATACTTTTCAAAGTATTTTTACTATTTTTGTTTTTATAATGTGTGTAAAAAAAATCAATTTTTTATAAACATTTTTCTGGAACATATTCCATGTTCCTATACTGGTAACATTCGGTAAATAATGAATACGAAATAGTTTTATTATGAGTAATCAAATACGTATTATACAAAGTATTATACTTGTAATACTCTATACAAATAATTAGTATCATACATAGAATCATTAGTAACGTGAATACCCCAATATACATTTTTGTAACCTTATCTTGATGATATTGGACATAGGGAGGTATAAATATATCTTTCTGTGGAATATGTTTATACCTCTTTTTTTTTTGATCTATTATAGAATTGAATACCCTTTGTCTTTTCCTAGTTTCCATTTTTCTACTTGAAATAAGTTCCCACTCATCATTCTCTATATCAGAAGGGATATTGTCAATTGAAATCATAATATTATCCATTAAAAGTATATAATTTATACTATATTTACAAGTATATTAATTATAGTATTCAATTTTTTTTTATATAAAAAACTGAACAGTACAGTTAGTATATATATATACTTGTAAATATAGTGCACTAATTTATTACAACAGGTTTCATATACAATGTCTCTTGTAATTGTAGAATCGCCTAATAAAATCAAGAAAATCTCTTCTATTCTTGGAAAAGATTTTCTTGTAATGGCATCCTTTGGTCATATACGAGGTCTTTCTAGTAAAAAGATAGGAATTGATAAAAGAACATTGGATGCTGAATACAAGGTTACAAAACCAAAAGTAGTATCAGAATTGCGAAAAGCAGCAAAAAAAGCACTTTCTAGTAAAAAAACTATTTATATTGCAACAGATTTAGATAGAGAAGGGGAAGGTATAGCGTGGCATATTATGGATGAACTCAAGTTATCATATCCTACAACAAGAAGAATGGTTTTTAACGAAATTACAAAATCTGCTATTACAAGTGCTCTAGAGGAAGCAAATACAAATGGGAGAATGAATACAAATGCTGTAGATTCGTATAAAGCAAGGTCCTTTATGGACAAAATAGCTGGTTTTACCATATCTCCTCAATTATGGAAATATGTGAAAGGGGCAAAATCTGGTGGTAGAGTTCAATCTGTAGCTACAAGACTAGTCGTTGATAAAGAAAAAGAAATACATTCTCATATACCAAGTAAAGAATACAAGGTATCGGGTATTTTTTCTAAAAATATATTTGCTACTTTATTTCAAAAAATTACTGACAGAAAAGAAGTAATTATGTTACTAGAATATTGTAAAAAAGCTATTTTTACAATATCAAATAAGAAACAAAAATTAATATACAATTCACCCCCACCTCCATATACAACATCTAGTTATCAACAAGATGTTGGTAAAAGATATAATATATCTCCAAAAGAAGCTATGTCTATAGCACAAAAGTTATATGAAAAAGGGGTTATTACCTATCATAGAACAGATGTTACTATTCTTTCAAAAGAATTTGTAGAGTCTTGTGAAGAGTATGTTATAAAAAAATATGGAAAAGAATATTACAAAGGGTTTGTAAAAAAATCTAAAAAAAAAGGAGAACAGGCCGCACACGAAGCAATTCGCCCAACTCATATAGAAGATATTATTTTACAAGATATTTCACAAAAAGAGCAAAAAGTATATACTATGATATGGAAACGAGCACTCGCATCTATAATGGAAAGAGAAAAGTGTCATATATTTCTTATAGAAATATTACTAGATAATACAAATCAATATTGGTTCGTAGCTTCTTTTACAAAAACTATTTTTCCAGGATATACTATTTTGTATGACAATAAGAAGGAAGATGTAAAAAATAAAGAAATAGAAACTATTAACAATGGAGATATAATAACGTATAAAAAAATAGAATCTCTGGAGTATATCTCGAATCCTCCAAATCGTTTTACAGAATCTACACTTGTAAAAGGTTTGGAAAAAAAAGGAATAGGGAGACCAAGTACATATGCAAATATTATTTCTACAATACAAGAAAGAAAGTACGTCCATAAGAAAAAAAATGTAGTAGGAACCAGAAATGTAGAAAAAGTAGTTCTTGAAAAAAATACAATACAAGAAAAGACCACTACACAAAAAATAGGCGACACAAAACAAAGATTATTTCCTACAGAACTTGGAACAAAAACAACTTCTTTTTTAGAAGAACATATCCATACTATTATGGACTATACATTTACTTCTAATATGGAACAAGAATTAGATAATATAGCGAATGGTTCTAGTGAATGGAAACAGGTTGTATTTTCTTTACAAAAGTCTTTAGAAAAATTGATTTCTTCAATTCCTTCTTTATCTTCTTCATCAACAACAAAAACAAAAAAAATGTCAAAAGTTATTCTTGGATTATATAATAATTACGAGATTGAAGTAAAAAATGGACCATATGGACAATTTTTACGATATAACGGTAAAAATTACTCTTTTCCAAAAGAAGAACCGACATTAGAAGATGCTATTGAAAGAATAGGACAAAAAAAGAATATATCAAAATCTTTTTTTTCTTATGAGTATACAAAAAATAACAAAAAAGGAAAGATTGAAGGTAAAAAAGGAAAATATGGAAACTATATTACTTTTCAAGCAGAAAATACGAAACCAGAAAGCTATTTTGTTTCATCAGAGTATAAAACAAATGATGAGTTATTTTCTATATTAACATTGGAAGAGTGTGTTACACAAATAGAATATGTAGAAAATTATAGAAAAAATAAGAAAAAATAATCATAATACAGTATTGTATAATTCATATATTATATAATGTAGATTAAAAGCATATAATAATAATAGTATAAAATCTTTTGTTTCAAATATAGTGTCATCGTCTTCTATTATGCTATAAAAGTCATTTTCCATACTAACTTCGTTTGTAGTAATGTTTGCTTTTTTCATATTATAGTTACATGTAATATGATTAATGTTTTTAACATTTCCTATAATTTCATCTTTGATAGAAATACCATCTTTATTATATGTAATAATAATTTTTAATGTATTATTATACACATCATTTTCTTCTATGATTTTTTTGGAAGACCGTATTTTATATATAATATTAAAGTAATATGTATTATTAGATTCAATATTTGTACAATTTCCATCTAACTCTATATCATCTTTACTAGTATTAAGAATATTTGCTTTATACAAATTATTATTATATGTAATCTCGTTATATGTAAATAACTTACCATATTTTATTTCTACAGGAACATAAGAATATAAAAATGTTTTATCGATCGTATATATATATTTCATATTTGTAAGTGGAATATCTCCTATTTTTTTATTTTTTTTCTTTTGTATAGTCGCAATAATATAGTTTTCTTTTTCTCCTTCTGGAATTGTAAAATCCTCTGTATTTGTGTTTTTCCAGTATAATAAAGAACAAAACACACTAAATATTATAATATGAAAGATTATTTTACTCATAGTATAATATAAAGTGTAGAATAAAATGAAATTACACAAACTACCTTACAAGAAAATAAGTATATATATAGTAGTATTACTACTTTCTATTATAGGAAGTATTTACTGGAATAGACCAAATAAAGAACACTTTGATTGTGAAAGAAAAGAAGTTATACCATCTGAAATAAAAACAAAAAAAGAAGATCTAAATGATAGTATAAGTGCATTATCAGATAATATATCCAATCTTTTAAAAGAAAATTTACAAACAATTATTCAAACAGTAATACAAAAAAATACATTAGAAGAAGAGAATAATATACTTCAAAAACAATGTACTCCTGAAAAAGAAGAAGAAGATAAAAATATGAAAAAATATGCAAAAATAGAATAATAACTATAAAAAATAACAATATGTATATATTTTTTTATTTATAATATAATATTATTTTGTAAAAATTCTTGGAACATAATATTATTTTGTAAAAATTCTTGGAACAACACCAATACTAATAAGTTCTTGGAAGAACAATTTACTAGCATATGGGACTTGAACTTGACTAAAGCTTGTATTTTTATCTTTACAAGATAGACATTTGAATATATTTTTATTGGAATTGCTTACGGCAATATGACCACATGAATCGCAAACATAAAATACATATTCATCAGAACAATTAAACATTTTTTCTTTAATAATACCACTTGCAGCATATCCAATCATACAATCTCTTTCCATCTCACCAAAACGAAGACCTCCATCACGAACTCTTCCTTCTGGTGGTTGTCTAGTAAGATTTTGAAGAGGACCGGTTGCTCTTGCGTGAATTTTATCTTTTGACATATGTTTTAGTTTTTGATAATATGTTGGTCCAATAAATACCCTGGCCTCCATTTTTGTACCATTTTTAGGATTATACATTTGTTCTTTTCCATATTTCTCAAAATTACATGATTCTAATATAGATGTTATTTTAACTGTATTTTCTGGATTATTATTACAGAAAGGTGTTGCGTCAAATTCAAATCCTTTAATACATGCTGATTTTCCAACAATTGTTTCCAATAATTGACCTAATGTCATTCTGCTTGGTATAGCAAGAGAATTTACAATAATATCAGGTCGAATACCTTCCATTGTATATGGCATATCTTCTTGTTTATACACCATTCCAATTGTTCCTTTTTGTCCAAATCGACTACTAAATTTATCACCTATAACAGGTGTTCTAATAGAACTAATACGAACTTTTACAAATTGATAAGAGTCGTTGTCTTTGTTTACATACACAGTATCTACATAACCAGACACATTGGGTCCAATTACAACAGAAGCATCTCTAAATTTAGGACCACTATCCATTGTATTCTTGATAGGTATAACCTTACCAATAATGACATCTCCTTCTTTTACATAAGAACCAAGTTTTACAAAACCATTTTCATCCAATAAATCATAAGAACCGGGTTTCATACCAGATGTTCGTAATGTTCCATTTGGATTAAATTTTACTGGTTTGCAGAATTTCTCTTCTTCAAGGGATGCTTGGTTTTTCTTTTCACTATCCTTGTATGTTTTATAGTATAGGGAACTAAACATTCCTCTTTCAATAGAATTTTGATTCATAATTAACGAATCTTCTTGGTTATATCCTGTAAAACAAGCAATTGCTACAATAACATTTTGACCGGATGGTAGGTCCTTTTCATATAAATACTGTGATGGTTTTGTAGAAACTAAACAAGTCTGTGGAAAAATAAGAACTTGTCCCGAATTGTCCATTCGTGTCCTATAGTTCGTAGCGTATACAGACAATGCCTGTTTTTTCTGTGCGGCTTCATACATAATACGGATTGTAGGATTATGCTCTGCAAATGGAATAGTAATAACCGATGCTCCAAACATCATAACAGGGTGTATTTCACAATGGGTATAACGAATAAATGTATTATCTGTATCTTTATTGTTCAACAAGTCCTGGTATGACATAGAAATCATAAGCGTATCTTCTTCTTCTACATCAATATATTCTATTTTTCCTTCTTCCATTAAATTATTCCAATTTTTTTTAGAATTTTTAACATCTTGAAAATCTTGTAACGTAATAAGAAGTCTATTATTTTCTACTACAAACAATGGTCTACAAAGACGCCCATCTTCTGTATGTATATGTATCTCTTGGTCTTCCATATTCCATGAAATAGATGTATATTTATTAATATCACCTGTGTTTCTTCGTATATATCGTAAAATAGACACTACTTTATGAGGATGTTTTGTAGCCCCATATGGAGAACCATTTACAAAAATACAAACAAGAGTTTCCATATCTTTTGGTTGTATATCATGTATATTTTGAATATATATATATAATTTTTGTAAAACATTATAAATACCAATATCATCAGAACTAACTGTAATATATGTCATCATAGACAAGTTCTTATTTACACCAATAGAAGAACCGTCTGGTGTTTCCGAAGGACAGAGACGCATCCAGTGTGTTGAATGTAATTTTCTTGGTTCAATCATCTTACTTCCAGATTCTGCTTGTGGGGCATTTACTCTACGCAAATGAGAAATAGTAGATGGATAATTTAAACGAAGTAATGGTTGTGCGATACCTTTCTTACTTATAGAAGATTGGCTTTGCATTCCCCATGTTCCCGTACCTAAAGCGAACCGTGTACTACTTTCAATATTTTTTGTTCCATTACTTAGCTTTTTCCCAACCGATGAATAAATCTCATCGATTTTACCATCACGCATATTTTTTTCTACATCTCTTATAATGTCTTTGGTTAGTTTATTCATATTGTTTTTAAATAACTCTTTCATTAATAATCCACTTGTATTTATTCTTTTATTAATAAAAGAATCCCTATCATCGTATTTTTTAATACCGAGTGATGTATACAGTAATTTTTTAACCATAAAACCTAAAAACCATGCCTTTTTTAATAAATCTTTTCCAATATGGGGAAACAATTCTTCGTGTAATAATTTCAATACATAATTTTGTCTATATATTTCTTCATTCTCATCCATTTCTTTCAATTCAGGGAATCTTGTAATATATTTTGCCATATAGTTCAAGGCCACTTTCTGACTTTGAATATGGGATGATTCTTGTATTGAATTTTTTAATATATGAAAAGCACTTTTATTTTTTTCTAACAAAGGGTTAAATAATATCATTTCTGTAATATCTTTATCTGTAATAATACCTAGTGCTCTAAATACAATAAACACAGGAAATGGGTGATCATGTTTAAATCTTTGAATAAATACCTGGACTGTTGTATTTTTTGTTTTTCTATATATTTTACATCTTGTAGATCTTGTAATATCATTTTTATAGGATACAGACATAATCTCTACTGTATCTGAAAAGGATGTTTGTGTGTTTTGTGAAAAAGCAAGTATCTTGTTTTCACACTTCCTTTCTTGTGAGATAAGAACTTTTTCTTGACCATTTACAATAAAATACCCACCTTTGTCATACTCACATTCTCCTTTTTCTGCCCGCATTCTTGCTGGGAGATTACTCAAAGGACAATGTTTAGATTGTACCATAATTTGTAATGATATCTTTTTATGAATAGTATCAAATTCTCTTGTAACAGGAATATCAGAATCTTCTTTGTATAATACATATTTCTGTTTTACATCAAAATATAAATAGGAAGCATAGGTAAGATTTCTCCATCTTGCCTCTGCTGGATATAATAGCTTAATACTACTGTCATTTTCTTTAATTCCAGGTTGCGAGACCCTAATATTATCAAACTCTATATGCCATTCCTCCATATATTTCTTCTTATGTTTATTATACTTTTCACGAATAATAATAGGATTATCATTTTGTAATATATTAGGAATATATGTGTCAATAAACTTATTATATGATTCTATATGATGTTCTGTAAGCTTGTTTTTAGAAAAGTAATTATCAAACAAAATCCAAGATAACATTAATATATCATTCTTTTCAAAACTGTCCTTATCTGAAAAATTTTCTAATTTCTTTATCTTTTTTTCAATATCTTCAACCTCCTTATAAGAGCTTTTTTTAACACTTTGAATATTACTTTCAAATGTAGAAGTATTATTCGTACTTGAATTAAAACTCGAATTGGAACTTGAAAACGACATTGTAACACACTTTCTTTCAATACTTTATAGTATTATAATATTCTTAAACCATTATATAATTTTCAATTTTTATACATATAATACTATTTTTAGAGTATTACTCATAAATCAGTAAATATTAAATATACTTTACTTATTTTTATTCATATAATATAGTAATAATAAGTTATGCACATTATATCAAATAAAGAAGGTATATCTGTATTAGTTCAAGTCGGGATGTTTATTGTATTTTATAGTATCTACAATATGATATTTGGTGAAAACGCACCTTTTACTCATATCATATCAACATCTTTTGTATTTGCTGTCTGGTTATTTGTGGTCATTATATGTTCCAATTTGTCTATGGCTTTAAGTGTTCCTTTATCAAGGGAAGTAAAATAATATTATAGTATAGTATAGTATGATTGCTTTAATTATAGTTGCTTTTTTATTAATAGTAACATATATTACTCAAAAATATACAGATGACATAATGTCTGAAAAACAAGTAAAAATGTTAGTTTTTTCATCTGTTTGGTTTATTGTCATATATATTTTTTGTTATAATATACTTATACATCAAAATACATCGATTAATCTATTAATGGAAAATTCTCTATACATTCCACTTATATTTTATATATTATGGTATATAAGCTGTTCTATTATTATTCATAAGCTACAAATACATAGTGGGTACGGTTCATTGATAAGTAAGAAAACAAAAAACAATATGAGCGAAAAAGATAAAAATGTATTATATTAATATACAAATATGATAATCCCAATGTATAAAAATAAGAATATACATACCACATTTTCTGTAGATATGTTTGTAACTGTACTATTTATAGTTTTTTTTTACCATTTTTTTAGGGGGTTCATATTACAAAAAAGTGTAATAGGATACGAAATTTTTACTAGTACTATTTTATTAATTGTATGGTATGGTGTAATTCACGTATTATGAGTCCTTTTTAGGTCTGCCTCTAGATATACTTATCTTTACAGTATTTTCCTCAATAATTTCAACTTCTTGAGGAAAAGCGCCCACTGGAGCTTTATAAATTTTTGAAAGTTGTTTCTTAGGAGAACAGTCCCCGCATTTACCAGTATACAAGTCTTTTACATTTTTTGCAATAATTATCTTCTTATATCTAGACAATTCTTTACATGTATTATTTGTTGTTTCAATAGAAACCATACATAATTCTGATACTTTTTTTACAGTATATTGTATATATTTTTTTTCTACACAAAATAGAGATATGCACCCTGAAGCAATAGATTGTGGCATCTTGGAGCTCAGTAAAGATAATTTTTTAATATAACGTGATATATATATAATGTGCGAAATCGTTGTATCATCCATATTAAGAGTGTAACAAACTGTTTTAATAATATTTTCAGGTTCTGTTGGTTTTGTAAAATCATGTTTAGATTTTGTAGTATGTTTTTGTTGCTTCTTAAAAAAGTATAAATCATCAAACAACTTACTCCCTTCATTAAAATTGATAGCACTTTCATTTTTTTTATATTTCTGGTTTCTAGATAATTTTTTATGTTCTTCAATAAGTTTTTCAGAACAAATATGAGAATCTGTATTCTCTTCTTTACAAATAACATACTGACATTTTGCCATTAATGCACAGCGAACACCACCTCTTTTTAAATTTTTTATACCTTTTGTTAAAGTTGTATATAGGATATATGCTTTATCTGCCAGTATCCCAGAAATAAGTAAGCTTTTTGCAACACTCTTAATAATATTATATACGTGTAACAAGTTTCTAGATTCACTGGACATTGATATTTGAAGCTGGAGATTTCCAATCGCATGGTTCTTATGAACCATAGTGGATAAAGAGTTCGGTATTAATGGATTAGAAGGCATTCCACACCTAGAGTTATCTTTTGAATTGGAGTCTAAAAATGTTCTCCATTCCTGATTATCAGAAATAATAACACCCTCTTCCTTTCCACATGTTGTACATACAAATGTACCTCTGTCTATAATAAGTGTTTCTTGTTTACAATTTTTACATATATGTTGCGTATTTTCTTCTATTTTTACTTGTTCTTTATCACTTTCTTTAAATTGTCTAAACATATCATCTACGAATGACATCTTTACAAAATAGTAGTAGATACTTCTAAATAGTACAAATATTCTTTGTATAAGTAATCTAGTATATATATAAAACAATCGATTTTTTTATATACTATACTAAAAAAAAGGATGTTCCCAAAAGATATATCCTTACTAATTGAAGAATATGTTCCGTATATAAAAACGGTCGAAAAATACAATATACAAACTCATTTTGCTCTAGAATATATAGAATTTCAAAAAAAGAAAAATATATGTAAAGTATGTGAGAAATATTTTTTTATTTGGAAAATGTGGAATACGTATGATATTCTATGCCCACTGTATAAAAATAAAAAATTAGAACATATTCATATGTAATAATAAAAAACTAAAACATATTCATATATAAGAATAAAATGGAATGGGAGTCTATTGAGTATGTAGAAGAAGAACAAGATACTTTTACTACTATAGATTTTATGTCAAACAGTATATATTATATAGAACATCCAGAATATAAAACATATAATAATATTATTCACTTTTTACAAGATTCGTATAAGAAAAAAGGGTCTTTAACAAGACAAATAAAGGTTGATTTTCCAAGGTTGGAATGTTATATTAATAATACTCGTATAAATACATTACAAAATCTTATACAACATATACAACATATACCCTATAAAAAAGAGTTGTACTCTTTATGTACGCAAACTTCCTTATTTCCAATCACCCATATGTGTTATCAAATATATACAAATTTTGAAAAAAGAATACATCTTTCTGATAAAAAAACATACCCTATTCAAATATATATAGATTTACAAAAAAACACAATTTCTTTGTATAAAACATTTCGTGTTATATATATACATGAACGAGAAGAAGAAGAAGAAATAGAAACTATAAAAACATGCACCTTTTTATCTAAAGATACAAATACCCTCTCTTTTACATATATTAGACAATAGATACAAACAATAATATACCATAACATACACATTGTATAGGATAATTATATATTGTATCACAAAAATCATACCCAAATACAGAAGAACAGTATGTATAACCATCTATCATAGTATCTTTACAATATTCTTCACTAAACAATTGAATACAAGATGCAATTTGTTCTTCTATACACATGTTATATAATTAAACTACATAATAACATCTTTATACCAAATAGTTTTTTTATATCATACTATAATATATTATGAAACAATCAAATTGTTTATTGTGTTTAATTGGTGTATTATTACTAATATGTATGTTTGTCCCATACGAAACATTTACATGTCAAAAATACTCTACATTTGCTGATGATACTTATAATTCTTTGATAACAAAGGATATGTATAAAACAATATATTCTGATTCCACATCATCATCTTTTTGGGATAATTATGATGAACGTATTACAACATCTTTTGGATATGATGATCCAATTGAAACAAATACAGATTTTCTACATCATAAAAATGTTAGAAGACGATTTCCTTGTGGTTCTAATATGTATACAGGAGATGAACAAAGATTATCAGAAGGAGAATGTTTACAATATAAAAATTTGGGTTGGTGTATATCAAATGATGGTGGTAGTTGTAAAAAAGGAAGTGAATTAGACAATTGTGACTGTTATTATCAATCTAATGGAATAAATGAAATATGTGAAGAATATGGTACATGTCCTAGAGGTAATAAAGGAAGAATTAAACAAAAATATGAATATTATGATGAATGTAAAAACTGTGAAAAGGATCAATGTCTTATAAAAGATGTCAAACTTGGTTATATATGTGATAATTGCGAAAGGAGAGGTATATGGGATAATACAGAAGATTATTGTGAAAAGAATTACGGATGTTGGGATAAAGATACTCCAAATAAACCAAGAAAACCAGAAGATGAAGATGGTCCTTCAAATTGTAATTCATTTAATATCCCAAAAAATAATGGTTATACTTATTTTACATAATAAATAATACATAAACATAATACAAGTATTATATGTAAAAAATGTCTTGCACATATCACTATAAAACATCTACAAAATCTATTTATACTATAAAAGATATTCTTTCTAAAAAATTATATCACCCGGAATGTCAAAGAGCATTAGACCCTTCTCATGTTGAAGATTTTTATCAATTTCAAAAAAATTATTATAAAATGTATAATGTATTTTTATTAATCCATAATATTGTATTATGTACTTTTGAAAATAAAGAATATATTATTGATGGACAACATAGAGTTGAAGCATTATATAAATTATATAAAGATGTATTTCCAAGTGAAACATTTATAGAAAATACTATTTTTGTAACTAGATTACAAGCTTCTACAAAAGAAGAATTATATAATCATTTCATATTATGTAATAAAAATAAACCTTTGTGTCCTGATGTATCCGACGAACAAATATATTTTTATAAACCTATAGAAGAATATTTACAAAATATATATGGGTTATATCATAAAAATACAAAATCACCTCGTGTTCCTAACTGGAATATAGGTAATATTGTACAAGAAATGAAAAAAATACAATTTCATCTTTATATTACAAAAGAAGAATGTATACAGGAAATAGAACAATGTAACTATTTTTACAAAAAAACAATACAAAATTATCAAATTGATAAACTAGAAAACAAATTGATAAAATCTAAAAAAATACAAGAAGACAATTATTTGGTGTTATCTTTTTTTCATAAAATGGAATGGTTATATACTATATTGTATAAAATACAACATAATACAACATATAATAATATACCAACCCATGTTCATAAACGAGAAAAAATAAAAAAAAAAGTGCGAAGACGTGTATGGGAAAAAAGAAATACATCACTAGATGGAAAATGTTATTGTTGTAATGAAAACATACACTATGATACATTTGAGTGCGGACATATTGTATCTGTATATTGTAGAGGAGAAACAAAAATTAGTAATTTAGAGCCAATATGTTCAGGTTGTAATAAAAATATGGGAATACGCAATTTGGAAGAATATAGAAAAGAATTACAAAAAGAATTACAATAAAAATTACTATTTTTTTTGGTGAGAGGTATTCTCGAAGGTGTTTGAGAACCTCTATCGAGCATCCAATCTTTTTTGTAAGGCTTCAAGTTTTTTTTGTTCTTTTAGAACTCTCTTTTTAGCCATCTCATCCAGATAATTAAGACGAACTTTCCACATTTTTGCTTCCAGATCACCTTTTTGTTCCGCTTTGAGTCTTTCTGCGTACGCCTGCTCTTCTAGAACCCGACGAGTCTTTTCTGTGCGAAACTGCTGTTGCTTCTTCACAAGAAAAGCGTGTTCCTCCCCACACTTGAAACCTTGCTTTTTGAAGAGCCACTCGCTAGGTGTTTCCAGCACCCCATGGGGATTGCTGGCCCTGATTCTCAGGTACTCCCAGGTTAATCGGACAAGCGTGTTAAAATGTTGTGGACTTGGGACGATAACCTTGTATAGAGAGATAAAGGCCCTTTTGAAGTATTCTACATGCTCCTCTCTAACGTTACGTAAGAGATAGTTTTCCAACCACGTACTCATGGGAGTTGGTTTTGGTTTGAAAAATTTTTTCAAAAAAACATTCATTCGTAGACTCTTCTCTTAGTTCTCAAAAGCAACCGAACAATTCCTCGCTCGAGTAAAAATAGTAATAATATGTCCTTCACTCCTTCCTGTGTCAATTTTTTTAGAATAAAAACTATTTTTTTTTTGCAGATGTTTTGCCTGTAGTCGCGAATACATGTCTTGTTCATGTGAACTTGACGATTCATACGGGAACAGGAAACTCTACTGGAACTTTTTTTCTAAAGAATCCTCTGCGAACGCAGATTTCCTTCTTCCTATTGAAGCAAAAGCCGTCAGGGAGATGAACCAAGACCAGAAGGTCTCTTTGGCGAATCTTTTTGAAATGACACCCTTTTCGGGCCTCATGTTGCATGAACCTATTTAAAGGTCCATTTCCGGAAAATATGTAAGAAGCAAAAGGTCTCTTATTTGGAGAGGCTTTTAAAATCATACTAATCGTCCAGATCATTTGTTTAAAGTTCTCAAAAGCAACCGAAAAGTTCTTCGCTCGAGTGAAAATAGTAATAACATGTCCTTCACTCCTTCCTGTGTCAATTTTTTTTTTTGTAATATATGTAATAAAAAAACTATTTTTTTTTGTGTGGGTGTTTTGCCTGTATTCGAATACAAGTCTTGTTCATGTGAACTTCACGATTCAAGAGAATCATTTTTCCATTTTTCTAACATCAAACTCCACCTTTGAATGTTGGCCTCATCCTCTTTAGTGAGTGTACCCTTTGAAAACTCTTCATTAAGTTCACTCACTAGTTCGCAGTAGGATTGCGTGTGGAGAGGTTGTTGATACCTGTAAGCATGGCCGTTTTCTGCCCAGCAAACAAGATTTTTGCAAGCTGGGTTCTGGCACACACCAGTGCTTGAAGTAGTCGGCATTTTGTCCAAATTCATCTCAAAAGCAACCGATACGAAGATGGGTTCTTAGCTCGAGTAAAAATAGTAATAATATGTCCTTGACCCCTCCCTGTGTCAATTTTTTTTTTTACACTATTTTATATACTCAAATATTCCATGTATTTCCAAAAAAAGAAAAAATGTGAAAAATTACATCTTTACCAATTGTAACTTTGTATTGTCCAAGACACCATAGTACAAATATAAAATAGTTTTTTATATCAATATCCCAAATAGTATGATTCTTCGGTGTCCATGATAATGTATTACAATGATATTTAAAATGATCTTTTGTCCAATGTAGTGATTTTACAAGAAAATGTGGATATGGTTTATTCTTTATATTATTACGAGTTATAATGTTGTCCAATATACTTCTAGATACTACAGGGTAGTTTGAAAGAAATAAAGAAATAAGAGAAGAACTTTGTATAAATATATCAATCGGCGCTTTTCCTTCATTATTTATATACAAAATATCACATTTTTTTTTTATAAGTTTTTCAATAATATTATACATATAGGAGTGGCATATATGTAATAATGTATTACCATTCTTATCTATATGATATATATTAGAACCCTTGTCTATTAGATATTCTATATTCCTAGCAGACCCAAACTCAATAGCATACATAAGAGGTGTTTTTCCATAAATATCTATCGATTCAAGTGAAATATATGTAGTAAGGATTTGTATAATTTTATCAAAATTCATTATAACACACATATGTAAATAAGAAACTCCATGTAATGTTTTAAAAAATAAGTCAACTTTATACTCTAAAAGAAGTTGAAAAATATTATATATATTATTATTGTACCTTTGTTTATTTTTATTATATGTGTTATGTGTAAAAAGTTCGGTTAATGCTGTTTTTGTATCACTAGTAATTATATTTGGATTGGCACCATTTTTCAATAATACTAATACACATCGAATATCTACATTTGATGTAGCATACATTAACAATGTCTTGTTGTCCCTGTATACATTATTAATATCTATAATTGTATATTTTGATTTTGTAAATAACATCTTGAGTATACCTGATTTTCTTAACAAAACAGCTTTTTGATACGAATCGTTTTCGTAATTGTCTTTATGATTTGGGTTCGCACCATGTTGTAATAACATTTCTACCATTAAGATAGAGTCATTTTGTATTGCAATATCCAGTAATGAATGAAAGTCGTATGATATACAATCTACCTTTTCAGGCTCGTCTTGTAAAATATGCTGGACATTCCACAATAAATCTTCTTTTACACTTCTGACAATATCAAATTGACTCATATTGTCAGAAATATAATGAAAATATACACAATATAGTATTATTATTGTTATTATAGTAACTATGTACATACTTATATCAATTTTTATAAAAATTGATATAAGTATTTATATCTTTTTGTAACTATGTACATATATAGATATTCGACATAATGAGTATATATGAAGATATTGTTACAAACAGTCATATACAATATATTCAATATATCATAGACCCTTATATCCCAGTGCAAGAATTACAAGATCTTATAGTGGAATATATTGGTGTTCTAACTCCAAAAACAAATAAACGAAGAACAAGGATTACAAAAAATACATATTGTGTATATACATTGAGTATATGTAAAAGGATCCAAGAAAAATACCCTGAATTTCCTTTACATACTACCTATTTTTATATTTCCAATATAGAAGGAATATCTTCTAGTTTTGATGAAAATATTAAAGAATTTACAAATATTACAGTATATCCCGTAGTGTTATTTGTTCATAATGGGACAATACGACCTAGATTAGAAAAAAAATTTGATATAAACCTTACACAAAAAATACACAAAGAAACTTTTGGAGAAACTACCCTTGGGAATTATATTGATATTATTGGGTCGTATTCATTAGTAAAAAAAGTATTATTGTAAAGATACTATTTATATATAGTTTTTTTTTCAGTTTCTCTGATACTCATATTGTGAGTAGAAGTTCATCACCTCATGATGACAGAGATTCCACTTCTTTTCACAATACTTGTGTAATCTGTCATAACTCACAAAGCGTACAGTTGGGATAGAGTTGTAATACTCAATCAAGTCGTCCATCGACGAGTTGTAAAGGCACATCTTTTGTATTTCCTTTAGAGAGAGAGACAAATATAGTAATCTTTTTAGTATTCTACTAAAGGAAAATCATTCAATTTTTATAGAAAAATTGAATGATTGTATACAATAAAGTATATATATATATAAGTAATTACTGCTCTTTTTTTTTGAAAAAACATACTTCATACACACATACACAAAAAAGAATGTCTCACTTCACACCTGAAGAAGTACGAAAACAAGAAGAGTGTAAAATGGAGGGTGTTATAGAAAAAGTTATGATTGTTATTCAAAAAAATATAGATGTACAAGAACAAATTAGTATAACCTCAAAAGAAAATGCTATAGAAGCTTGTAAATACATACAAGAAAGGATTGAAAAAATATCGTATAAAGAGTTGCTTCCAAATAAAGAAATTGTAAAAAAAAGAACAATACTTTCTTCATCTATGGAAAAACTAAAAAATAAAATGGTAGAAATAGCAAAACAAGAAAATGTATCTAACAAAATGAATATATGCTCTGAAAAATCGCTAGAAAAGACAAAAAAAGAATTGCTGGGTATCCTCAATATTATGATTTCGTATATCACAGAACTTTCTGATGAGGAACCAGCTTAAAAAAAAAACTATTATAGTATATTAATTATATATTTTATAAAGATGCAAAGGTCAATCTTGTCGTAAGAGAATCTACTGTAAGAGCGTTCTCCGACTGACTTAACATTCTATGTATCTTCACAGCTAAGATAGCGTCGTACTCAGAACGAAACAAAATCTCGTATTTCTCAAAAAGAACACCCATAATAAGTGTCATCAAAAAACAAGAGTTCCCCCTCTTTCTTTCAAGATTGTGTTCTGCGGAAATTGCTACACATGTAGCAGAGTATTCGGTCAGAACACGTTTTGGAATAGGAAAGGGAAAGTGTTTTTCAAATAACTCCCAAGTTGGTCTACCCTCGTGGCAAAAATACTGGCCGAAGTTCCAGGTGTTCTTCTTGAAATCAAGAAGTACAAAGTGTTTTTTTTCGAGTAGGAGATTTATCACAAACATGTCTTCAAATTTCTTTGGAGAGACAACCTCTTGCACAGGGGTGTGTGTGAGACTGTTTGGTATCTCCGTAAAAACTCGAATTTCAATATTGACTCCAAAGTGACATGAAGCCATCGAGACCAACAAAGGACAAATATAGTCTGATGAAAGTTCATCGGTCATAAACCATGTAATAAGTTCTTGATTTGACATTTTCTCAAAAGTAAACTAAACGATGTTTCGAGTTCTTCGCTCTAGTGAAAATAGTACTATATGTTCTTCACCCCCCCATGTCAATTTTTTTTTACTATAAAAAAATGATTATTATACACTATATATACAATATCATAAAGTATATTATAAAAATATGCCATTTTGTCCTATTTCACAAACATTTTCTGATTTACATATTTTTGTAAATGAGTATCATTCTTTTGACATTGAAAGTTTACGAGAACTTATATGTATAGCAAATTTAGGTATTAATCTGGACAATGCCTCGGAAGATGAATGGGTACAAACAGCATATACAGATAGACATGATTTTTCTACAGTGTATAGGTTGCGTAACCCAAATACAAATACAAGATTTACAAAAGAAGAACTTACAAAAATATACAGATTTGTAAGTTATTCAGATGAAAATATTATACATAATACAAGAAATTCTGTAAAAAACTAATATTTTTATGTATTTTTTATGTATTTCTTTATAGTTAATAAATAACATCTTGTAGAACCACAAGGTTCTTTTCCATCACAGGATTGATATATACCACATGTTCGAGTTAATGGTGGTAAATATTCAGGTAATAATAATAATAATATATCATCTTCTTTAGTATCATTTTTACTATGTTGCGATACTATGGTATTATTTTTATTATAGTTCTTTTTTATTTCTATGTTACTCATTAAATATATTCTATACTAGTAGTATTGTAAAAAATATATTTTTCTATAATTTTATAATAATACATATAATATACACCATATTTTTGGAAAGTTTTTTGTATACAATCAAGAATTCTTATACTTATACATACAATACACATTATCCAATAGATACAATAAATCTAATATTATTGTATGAAATATTATATTCTATATACGATTCACTATTTTATATAATATTACATTTACATATATTTTGGAATATACTCCAGGTGTTCTTTATTTTGAACAAATGAATTCCACGTGTTTGTAAATTCTTTTTTGGGAATAAATTCCCATATAATATCAATTCCTGTAAAAGTGATACATATATACTTCTGGCATACAGAACATGTGTATAATCTATGTTCTGTAAATTGAGGCTTATATGTATATTCCTCCATATCCCGAATAGTCCATTGTTCTTTATTTCTTAGACAAGTCTCGCAGTCTGTTTCTGTATATAATACAACGTCGGGGACATCATTTCCAACATGACTAGTCTCTTGGATAATGTTATTATTCATTTCTTATTGTCTCTTATTTCTTATAATAAGTTGGACTTTTTGTATTACAATATATTTATACAAATTACACTATAAATATTCAATTTTTTATATTATTATTTTTTTTTTATACTATACTATATACAAAATATGAACTTGTGTAAATACTCAAACATATTTGGTGAAGTTGGAAAAGGAGCTCATAAATATAGAATTTGGAATATTGCGATTGTAGATGTTGTCGCAACAATATTTGTTTCTGGATTACTATATTTTCTGTTTGGGCAAAATATACCATTTTTGTATATTTTAGTAGGTATGTTTATTCTAGGAATCATACTCCATCGTCTTTTTTGTGTTAGAACGACTATTGATAAAATATTATTTTCATAAAAAAATTACCCAAATGCTTGTTTCTCTCTTTTTGATATTCGTGATCCAAAACTTTTCCAAGCATCTTTATTCTTCTCGTGTGTAGTAATATAGGTTTGTATATAACTAAGAATATTGGATAATTTCTTTGTATCTTGTATTTTTGTATTTTCTATTTTGTCAAAAAAAAAAGGTTGTTCTTCTTTTTTTGACAAAGTATATGGATCTATTAAAAATATATACTCGCCTGAATCATTTTTTGCTATATATACCCTTGTTCCAAATAATAAAGCAGTATATGCAAAATCAGGATTCCCCTTATATTTTTGAACATCTTCACAATATTGTTGTATTATAGAAAGCATTATTGTAAAAAATGTTCTTTTTTGTATTATACTATTTTTTATGTATTATACTATCATAATAAAATCATTTTTTTTCTTCATCTAATAACATAATTGCCATAGCACTATAATTATGAAGGTCAATAAGAGTGTCTCTTATACTTTCATTATCTACAAATTGTACCTTATTCTTAGTAATAGAAGATAGTCTTTGTATTTTATCCCCTATTCGAACAAGAACGCCTATTGGTCCATAATTTGCAAATGCGTCCCCATAGTCAGTATTCTTTTTTACAAATAATTGTTTCCCTTCTTCTTGGACTTTTTCAAATTGTTCTTTACGACTCATTTTTTTATAATTATATATAATTATTGGTTTTATATATCACGCAACCATTTTCATAGAAATCCTTGGGTACGAATGGTAATCTCGTAGCACAATATCTTCAGAACATAGTCTCTCTATATTTTCTATAGGTGATAAATGTTTTTTGTATACTGAATGGATATCAAGAATAGGTTGTTGTAAAGGTATTCTTTCTATTTGTTGTTGTAGCATAGGGATATGTGATTCATATATATGAGTATCGCCTAATGTCATAATAAGTTTTCCAGGTTTGTATCCAGTAATATAACATAGTATATGAACAAATAAAGCATAGGATGCTATATTAAAAGGGTACCCAAGAGCAACATCTACAGAACGTTGGTACATTTTACAGTGTAAATATTCTTCTCCTTGATGAGAAGAAATATAAAATTGAGATACAATCCCATGACACGGTGCTAATACAGAGTCGGATACTCGTGATGGATCGTATGTTGTAAGTAAATGTCTTCTACTATGTATATCATTTTTTAAGCTTTGTAATAAATAATATAACTGATCATACCCTTTATTTGTATAATCTTCTGTAGAATTACTATACGGATATCCAAAATGCCTCCAATTATATCCATACATAGGACCCATATCACCTTCTTCATAAGGTAAATTTCTGTATTGTAAAAATTCTTTTGTAGTGTTATCTTTCCATATCTTTACACCCTTTCTTTCTAATATTTTTGAGTTTGTTTGACCTTGTATAAAAAATAATAATTCTTCTACAATTCCTTTAAAAAACATCTTTTTAGTGGTTAATAGAGGAAATCCTTCTATCAAATCAAATACGTGTTGTGTACCAAATGTTTTTAATACCGAACCATTTCTTGTATATACTTTTTCACCGTTTTTGAGTATATCTTGAATAAGATCTATATATTGCATTTCATTAGATGTGATTTCTTGAATATTGCAAAACTCTTCAAACACTAATGATTTTTGTAAAGAATACCTATTTTTAGAAAACCAAACTGGTATTGTTGGAAAAAATGTATCACATTCTGTTTCTTTTTGTTGAATATTTGTAATATATATATTTTTACAATAAGGATGTTCTATAGCTTGTTTGTATATAGATTCTCCACCAATAACAAAAACATCTCGGATACAAGGAATACTTTTTGTATAATATAATGCCTCTTCTAAAGAAGAAGCTCTTATGTAATCACTATCTATAGTAGGATTTTTTGTAATTACTATATTATGGCGATATTGTAGAGGTTTATGGGACAAAGAATCCCAAGTTTTACGACCCATAATAACAGCGTTTTGAAAAAGATAACTTTTTTCACCTTTTGTAGTATTGTAAAAAAAGGTCATATCTTCTTTGATATGTTTCCATGGTAATTTGTTTTGAAACCCAATACCTCTACTATTTTTATAACATGCAGTAATAATGGAAAAAGGTTTTGGCATTATAATAATATTACAAAGTTATAATGTTTAAGTGATTATATGTATATATGCATGTAATTATATATAACTTAGCACGACATATGATATATCATCTGGAAAAACGATATTTAATATTTTATTACATTTTTCAAAATACTTTTTATACTGTAAAGTAAAATATTCTATGATATCCATACACCCTTGTCCTGTTTTTGAAGACATATGGAAGCATTTTCTTGGAATATAATTGGTTCTTATAGCATTACTCGCATCTATTTTATTACAAAAATAATAATATATTTACTATTTTTTTAGACAAGTATGGTTTTTATCTCCATATTAGAATCTCGGAAAGATCTTGGGCCACCAAAAGACCATTCCTCGTTGTAACCAGTGAGTTTACAATGGAATTGTGTTCATCCAGCGTCTGCACGCACTCGCCTCCCTTGCTCAAGTCCCAAATGCGAATCGTCGAGTCTTCAGAGGACGATGCCAAACGACCATCACCCAATGCACAAACCGATAATACAACATCTGTGTGTCCAGTCAGCTTCTTCACACACTTGCCTTCCTTGCTCAGGTCCCAGATACGAATGGTATAGTCTTTAGATCCCGATGCTAAAAGACCATTGCCCAAAGAACAAACTGACCATATAGCACGTGCGTGTCCAGTCAGCGTCTGCACGCACTCGCCTCTATTGTCCAAGTCCCAAATGCGAATCGTGCTGTCGTCAGAGCACGATGCCATGCGACCATCGCCCAGAGCACAAAGCGAATTTACATCATTCTTGTGTCCAGTCAGTGTCTGCACACATTCACCTTCCTTGCTCAAGTCCCAAATGCGAATGGTATTGTCAGAAGAACCCGATGCCAAGCGACCATTGCCTAATGCACAAACTGACCATATAGTATGTGTGTGTCCAGTCAGCGTCTGCACGCACTCGTCTCCCTTGCTCAAGTCCCAAATACGGACAGTTTTGTCTTTAGATCCCGATGCCAAAAGACCATTGTCCAATTCACAAATCGGTAATACATGATTGGTGTGTCCAGTCAGCGTCTGCACACATTCACCTTCCTTGCTCAAGTCCCAAATGCGAATGGTGTTGTCTTCAGAGCTCGTTGCAAAATAATTATCTCCCACAATGCAAACTCTGTTTATCCACTCCGTATGTTGTTTTTTCACACGTAAATCCCAATGTGATACGCGTATCATATTGGGCTTTTTCTCAAAATTTTTTCCACAGTAGCCGTCCACTATATCCACCAACTCCGGTATCAGCACACCACAATCCATCAGCAACTCCTTACGCATGTTCCAGTTTGCTTTGAGAATCTTATCAGAAACATCTTTGACAGATATCCTATCTGACATAGTTATTATGTCCTCAAAAGCAAAATAACCTTCGGTTCCTTCGGTTGCTTTGTTTTTATTGAAAATAGTATAATATTATCCTTCTTCCTTTTGTGTCAATTTTTTTTTTATATAATAAAAATCATGTAATACTACATATAGTATTATGGACTTTATATACGGATTTACCTATAATAGTATTTCTACAATTCTTGTTCAACCTTTGGATTGTATAAAGACATTATATCAAGTTCAAAAAAACACTTCTATTGTTTCATCTATACAAAATCATTATACAAAACACACAATCCGAGGATTTTATAAAGGACTTGTTCCAAATATATGCACATATCCTGTGTTTTGGGGAATATTCTTTCAACTACAAGAAAGTAAAATTTTATCAGAGTATTGTAATAATCCTTTTATTACTTCTTTTATCTATGGAAATGTCGCATCCACTTTTACAAATCCACTATTTGTTGTAAAAACACGATTTCAAACATACAATCAACCAAGAGATATAATATGTAGAGATATATATAGAAATATATCAAGTGTATGGAAAGGTGTTCCAGCAACATATATAAATAATTTAAAATTAGGTATTCAATTTCCTTTGTATGATATACTAAAAAAAGAAACAAATAATAATATTATTGTTTCTTCTATAATCTCAAAACTTGTTTCATCTTCTCTATTATATCCTATGGACCTAATGCGTGTTCAACAAAGAAACTCTACATTTCCACTATCACTATATACAATTAGTAAAAATATATACAAAGAATATGGAATTCGAGGATTTATGAGAGGTATTGTTTTATATAATAGTGTATCTATCTGTAATTTTACTATAATGATGATGTGTAAAGAATATTTTAGTAAAGAGTACTTTAGTAAATAAAAAGAGAATATTTTTGATAACTATTTTTTTTTTTGGATTCTTGAATGAGGCTCCTTAGAAAAGAGTCCTTACTACTTGATTTTCATTAGGTTATTACTCATCGCACTCGCTTTCTTCCTCCCCAAATTTGTCAAAGTCCAGTCTTTGTCTGAAGTGAGTTGGACTCTTATGTTTCTTCCCCGGAGAATTCTTTGGCGAATCCTGAAGTTTTCTTTTTCGCGGAGCATCTGGTACTCTTTCAACTTTCACATTTCCAATAAATTGGAAGAGTTCAAATTGCTCTGGAACAAAGACTTCCGTGTGCTGCTTCGAGCTAGGGAGAACCGAAGGATGTTCGCTGTCAAACAAGAAGGCTTGGACATCAACATTATGTTCTTCTTTCAGCTTTTTTTGACAAAAGGTCAAGAAAGACTCGAGTGCTCTGTCGTTTCGTGTGTTTCCGTCACTGACACGAAAAAGCTTTCCATCTTTGAGAAACAAAGCTTTTGAAAGATCTCCTTCTCCGGAATACTGGGAAGACCAGGCTGAATGGAAGCTTCCAAAAAGAAACACCCAGGCATCCGCAGTCAAGCAAAAAACTGGTAGTCTCTTTGTAAGGCCCAGTTTCCAGACGGTCTTGCCGACCTCACTGCCCGCATAGAAGCTCGCTATTTTTGAGTCAAGAGCCAGCCAAAGAAGGCCTTCTTTGGTTGTTATAAAAGGAGTTTTCCCAGAAACCCCCTTAAAAAAAGGAGTTTCGCATGAAAAAAACATTACAAATGACCAAGCGATACCCATAGTCAAACAAAAAGACTTTACAAATCTTCTGTTGTACTATATATACTATATACCTTTTCACACCTTTTCTTATCAATTTTTTAGAAACACATAACAATGTTGTGTATCACCACTTTCCTTATTATTATACCAGAATGGAGTATGACTACTTCGAATAGAATGCCACAATTCACCTGTTCCACAGGAATCCCATTCATCAATAATTACAATAATATGTTCATACAAACAAATTTCTTGAATAATTTTTTTGGGAATAGTTGCCCAGGAAGAACCTTTTGTATCATGAAAATCTGCAGGTGGCCAACATAGCATAATTCCTGAATAATTGTTAGAATCTGTAACATCTTGTAATGTATCTTTTTTCCAGTCAAATGGTTTTTTTGTAATATATTGTGCTTTTTCTTCTTTTTCTATTTCTTTGTCAAGACACAATATAGGAACTTTGGAGTATCCGGCCATTAGAATTTCAAGATAACAACCATTTCCAGAACCAAGGGATACAATCCCTTTAGGAAAATAGTTGCTATTAATCTGTATAAAATCAAATAGCCTTTCTACATTTATATCAAGTGTTACAAATGTCTTATGTTCTACAGGAAAGTCGTCTCTGTCATATAACGGTGTAAAACGAAACACACTAGTTAATCCTCTATGTTTCTTATTGTATCGTTTTACAAGGTGAAACAGGGACAATATTAGCAATGGTTTTCGCTCATATGCTAAAATTGTTTGAATAAAGGTTTGAATCCAGGTATAATGGATGGTCCCATCTTCTTTCAAGAAATGTTCTTCTAGCTGTGTAGCATACGGAATTCGTGGCATATTTTTTTTTTGTTTTTGTATATACCTTTATAATACCTTCTTGATATAAATATCAATTATTTTTTTATATATATAAAATACTATTTTTTTTTTGAAGCACATCAACTAGTGCTTAGTTTGTGGAAGGCTACGAAACCATTGCTTGAAGACCAAACAAAATAGCTTTAATAGATTCTTGGTCTTTGCAGGCGTCAAGATTCTTGAGCATACCTACTTGCATCTGGAAAATCTTGTTTTTTTCATCATCCGAGAGCTGT